CCTTTAATGTTAGCAGGTGGCTTCGCTTGGTTGGCTCTTAAAACAAAACTTAAGATGCCATCTTGGATGAAAAATGTGTTTAATAAATTTAGCAAAAAAGAAGATCCGCTCAAAGTTGCACAAAATAGTATTCGCGACAGCATTAGTCAAATTGTAGCCCAGACTGATATGAGCGAAAAACAAGCAGAAACACTGATGAAGATTGTAAATGATGCAGTCAATGAAGATGAACAGTGTCGTGAAATTACATCGCGGTTACTTAAAGCAATAGAAGCTGACGATGGAGACAACACTGCTGCACTTGCAGCGGAATTGGATGAGGCAGTAACTCATGTATACGAATCTTTAATGCAACAACTTAAAGATATGTCTCAAGGACAAGAAGATAACTAAGTATGAATGGATTAGCAACATAGGAGATTCAAAATGAAAATCAGCAAATCACAACTTAAACAGATTATTAAAGAAGAAATTGAAGACACCTTTCTTCAGAAAAGCCCAGAGCGCGCCGACGATCAACAATCATATGAAATGGCCATGGGTCAATCCCGCCAGACGGTCATAGATGTGTTTGGAGAAGATGTTGGTAGCATGGCTTGGAATCTTATTGAGACTGCGCTTCATGCGAAGCCCGGTAGTTTTGAAACTGTGATGCCACTACATCAAGAGATTGCAGATTTGGCACGGATCGATAGCGATGTCAGAAGTGATATGAAAGAATACTAAGCATGAATGGACTAACAACATGAAAGGAATAATATAATGGCTATAAGAAAAAACACAAGAAGATTTGACCCTCGTTACTTTATGGATGAGAAGACAGATATTCTTAAAGAATCTGCAAGAAGCGAACACGACGCTGAGGCTAGCGGAATGGCCGGCGCATATAGAGAGGGACTTGCCGCAGGCAAGGCTGGGGACCCCCCACGTTTGAGAGGCGCCGAATATATGCGAGGATACAATAAGGGTAAAAAAGAAAGTAAAGAAGAGATGGATGAGGCCCTCGGAGATCAAGCGTCTCAGAAGCTGTCCCAAGCAGGCATTGCAAAAGAGCCCGAACAAGTTCGTAAAGAACTTATGCGGATGATACTTGGTCTCGACACTGGTGACGAAGAAGACGCTGAGGCGCTATCTTTCATGGCCGCATATCTAAAAGACGCGTCTGCGGCTAATGTGCGCCAAGGTTTGGGTTTAGAAGAGGGGCTTGAAAACATCACGCCCGAAAACATTCAGATAGCAGTAGAGGCTTTTAAGCAAGTCGCAATGAATCTGGCGCCAGCAGTCGTACTGCCGGCATTAGTTATGTATTATAAAGAACTCAAAATGAGTAAAAAGGATTAAGCAAATGAGTTTATGGAATTCATTTAAATCTTGGTTTTCTAAATCACTCGATACCGACTGCTGCGCACCAACGCCAGTCGAAGTCGAGAAAGAACCCTGCGGAGATTTGTTTGCCGAGATATGTCGTGATGTGGGAGTCAAGCAACACTGGCTTGAGAGTACTAACGCAATAGTTCTTTTTGAGGAATGGTACACCGGTCCTAAAAACCAAGAAGAGATTAAAGCATCTATAAATGATTTTGTAGAAGCTAACCCTTTTCTTCGTGCAAAGTTGCAAGGAAAGTTTTAGAATGATGTCGGCGAGGACCCGATGATGGCAAAAGCACAAGCCTTCATAGATGGCTGGTTGGCCAAACTAACTTCAAGAAAGCTAATGGTTTGGGTAACCGCAACAGCCCTCACATTCACGGGACATGTAACCAGTGATGATTGGGTAATCATATCGGCCATCTATATTGGTGGTCAAACAATTATTGATGGTATTGCAAGGCTGAAGGGGTATAATGATTAAGAAGCAGATACTAGAATTTGCACTCAAGAATTGGAAGGCAATACTGATCGTATTGCTTTTTGCTGTTATAGCGATGAAAAACCAACGTGATTATGCGCTAATGCAAAAGGCATATGAGACGCAAGCAGACTCCCACAAGGCACAGATTGATGGGTTAAAAGAAATCCACAAGCAAGAGATTCGCGAAAAGCAAAAATTGATGGAAGAACACATGGAGTCTATTGCTGCCATTGAAGAGGAGTATGAAGATGCCCTTGAAATGATCGAGCAGTTAAGAGAAGACAAGAAGGGTCAATATAGAAACAAGTTTAACCAAGACAGAGAACAGTTGATTATAGATATAGAAAAGAGGTTTGGTATTCAATATGCTCCTTAATCTTCTATTAATACTTAGTCTAGCAGCTAACGCCACAGAAGCAGCTAAGTTTACTATCTTAGAATATAAAGCTCCAGCACCATTCGCCGGAGTGCTTTTTGACGAGAAGGCCATGGCTAAAATATTAGCAGGTTACGACATATACAAGTATTCATGTGATATAAAGATGGATTATCAACTAAAGATTCAAAAAGAAGAATACGACTTTAAGTTAGAAAACTTAAGAATCGAACACAAAGCCTTAACAAATGAGTACGATTTGTTTATAATGCAAAAGGATAAAGAGATTAATCTTTTATCCGATGCGCTAAAAAAAACTTCACCCCGTCACAAATGGTTGTATTTTGCTGGTGGGATCCTCATTGGTACTGCGGCCTCATATGGCGTATATAGAGCTATAGATGAAAGATAAAGACCCCAATCAAATTGCCGCAATTGAAAAAGCCATTGGCGAAAAGTATGGCACCGACGCAATCCAAAACCCAAATGCCAATTGGAACGAAGACAGGGAAAAAGTATACCTGCAGCAAATGAAAGAGTTCTATGACAAGGTAAAGAGAAACGAAGAGCAGCAAGAGAAAATCGATATAAATGGTATAAAGGTTACAAAAAAACTACTTAATAGAGAATCTCTAAAGTGCTGTCCTGTCTGCGGAACTTTTCCAAAGAAATCTAGGGACGACGTCTGCCTCATTAAATTTAAATGCTGTAGCCTTTGCTATGATACTTATGTTTTTGGGAGAGAAGAGAGGTGGATAGAAGGATGGAGACCAGATGAAGTTAAACAAAGAAATACTTAAAGACATCATAAGAGAGTCTATCCAAGAAGCAGAAGACGACGACACCGGCCTTAAGACAGGCACAATGTCCACTGCCCAAAGACAAGCTGGTGCCCGCGCCCGAATTAAAAGCACCAAGCAAGACAAAGAATATACTTCACAAGAAAGAAATATTGTGGATCAGTTCGAAACTTTTATATCGGATTTGGCTGCAGCCGAAGGCGTCGATCTAATGACGCATCGTGCGCTTCTCAACCGAGTAATTGCAATATTACACAAATCAATTAAACAAAAACCAGCACAAGGAGCACCACAATAATGGCAACAGTTTACGAAATAGTACAAGGTCTGTCGCAGGCCGCAGCAAACGCATACGACGGAGCGCTTGACGAAAGTGGGGATCCAATCACTGCCGGCCTCGCTCGCGAAGACGGTGATCCGATCCTTGACAAGAGAGTCTTGGATGGATTTAACGTTAAATTTTATGGCAACATGATGTGTCTTTCTTACATGTCGGAAGTTAGGCTAAAAGAAGTACACGCAAATGGATTCGAAAGCGAGATCGAACAAAAGTTATCTGATATTACATCTTTTCTTAAGAAAGAGTACAAAAAAATTACTGGAGATTCAGTGACCCTAACGGTCGAAGGCGAAACCGATATGCGAGTAGAGAGCACATCCAGAATCCGTTCTTGGGTTGTCGCTAAAAAGCACTTCAAGGTCGGAGGTTTGTCTGAAGAGATGAATGACGACAACAGTGGTAACAAGCCACCAACCGAATACTGGCAAGACTTCGTGTCCCAAGGTGGATGGAACGGCGATGGTGGAAAACGCCCAGACAATGACGACAGAAAGAAAGACAAGGAAGCACCTAAAAAATGAATATCTCCAAAGATAATCTTCGGCGTATCGTACTTGAAGAATATATGAAAGAAGAGGGCCTGCAGCTTGAGGCATTGAGTCAAGAAAGATATGAAGAGTTTATGGCTTGGATACAAAAGAAGGGCCCAAGACCGGACTGGCTAGACGACTATGGAACAAGCGGTAAAAGTACGCCTGCTGCGCCCCAAGTACCTCCCGTTGATATTCACGGCGCTGAAACAGAGAAATTCCCCACAGATAACATGCCTCAGTATGACGATGTGCCTGACGAAGAAGGTGCATATGATACGGAGGAAGAGGCTGAAGTGTCGAGCCTGGAAGATCAAATTGCAGCGCTGGTACAAGGTTTGCCGCCAGAAGAAGTATCTGACTTATTCCAAGCAGTGTTCGCTCAGATTCCGGGAATAGAGATGGGCCCTGCGGAAGAAGAGCCGGAGTCTATTTATTCACCCGGATCCGAAGGGCGCCCAACCGTTGGGTTTAGAGAAATTAAGCAACTTATTCGAAAAGTATTAGAAGAAGGTCATTACCATGATATGGGCGGAGAAGATGAAATGTACAATGTTTTGGATCCCCACGGCTTCGAAAAAATGCCAGACGTCGATTTAATTGCAATGGCAGAAAAAGATGGAATTGAAGACATTATAGTTCTAGATGCCGAAGACAGCCTTGCCAATCGTGAAGAGGTAATAGCAGCACTGAAAAATGTATGAGTTTCAAGTTAGACAAGAAACAACAAGTTAAGGAAATGCTCCGGTGCGGTAAAGACCCGGTTTATTTCCTTAAAACCTACGCCCGTATATCTCACCCGATGCACGGGTTAATTCTTTTTGACACATACGATTTTCAAGATACACTTTTAAAAGACTTTAATGACTACCGCTTTAACGTTATTCTAAAAGCGCGCCAGCTAGGAATCTCTACGATTACAGCCGGCTACATTGTTTGGCTGATGCTCTTTCACCGTGACAAGGCAATCCTTGTCATGGCAACTAAGTTTGCCACTGCTGGTAACTTGGTTAAGAAAGTCAAGAACATCATGCGGAATATCCCCGACTGGTTAAAGATTGCCACCATTACAGTAGATAACCGAACTTCTTTCGAGTTGTCGAATGGTTCGTCGATTAAAGCAGCTTCTACCTCTGGGGACGCCGGCCGCTCTGAAGCACTGTCTCTCTTGGTCCTTGATGAGGCAGCCCATATTGAGGGACTAGAAGAACTGTGGACTGGTCTGTATCCCACACTATCAACCGGTGGTCGATGCATCGCGCTGTCTACTCCGAACGGTGTTGGTAATTGGTTTCATAAAACCTGTACTGACGCTGACGCTGACGCAAATAACTTCAACCTAACAACTTTGCCATGGGATGTGCACCCCGACAGAGATGCAGAGTGGTATAAGAAAGAAACTAGAAATATGTCCAAGCGACAAATCGCTCAAGAGCTAGAATGTAACTTCAATACCTCTGGCGAGACTGTTATTGATCCAGAATGCATGGAATATTTACACGCCACAATGAGAGAGCCCAAACACAGGACTGGCTTTGATAGAAACTTTTGGATATGGGAAGACTTTGATCCCACGTGCAACTATCTAATGGTCGCCGATGTCGCTCGCGGCGATGGGGCCGACTACTCAACCTTCCAAATTATCAAGCTAGAAACACTTGAGGTAGTTGGAGAATATCAAGGAAAGCCTTCTTTGGATATGTATGCTGGGATGCTAAACCAAATCGGCCGAGAGTTTGGCAGTGCTATGTTGGTAGTGGAAAACAATAATGTTGGATACTCTGTGTTAACTAAACTTATGGAATATGAATATCCAAATGTATATCATTCAATTAAGTCGACACATGAATATATCGAGCAACATCAAGCCGAAGCAATTAACTCCGCGGTACCCGGATTTACCACGTCGATGAAAACAAGACCACTTATCATTGCGAAATTAGAAGAGTTTATCAGAAATAAACTAATTACCATATATTCATCTCGCACAATTAATGAAATGAAAACATTTATTTGGAGGAATGGTAGACCCCAAGCAATGAAAGGATACCATGATGATCTGATCATGGCATTAGCAATCGCTTGTTGGGTTAGAGATACGGCGATTCAATCAAGCGCAAGAGATTTAAACTATCAAAAGGCATTTGTAAATGCCATAGTAACCAGCAAAACTACAATGAACACACAAATAAATGGACAACACGGCTACAAAAAAGACAATATCTTTGATAAAATGAGTGAAGCAGATAAATTATATAAACAATACCAATGGATTATAAAGTGAGAAAATAAATGGCCAGCAAACCTACACACAACCCCAAGAATCAACAATCGGACTTATTCAAATCTTTAACTAGATTGTTCTCGGGCCCTATAATTAATTATAGATCACAGTCCGGCCGCCGCATTAGGCGCCAGCACCTAGATAAGTTCTCTAGCAGATTTAAATCAGCCTCTGGTCAGCAGTTTAAGAAATCTCTATACAATCCGTTAGATCAAATTTCAACGAATGCTATTCAGAATCAACAACGCGCTGAGCGTTATATTGACTTCGACCAGATGGAGTACATGCCAGAGATTGCATCGTCTCTTGATATTTATGCTGATGAGATGACCACTTATTCTGACCTGCGGCCAATGTTAAATATCAAATGCGCCAACGAAGAGATAAAAGCAGTGTTGGGAATTCTTTATGAGAACATTTTGAACGTTCAATACAACCTTTTTGGTTGGTCGCGCACAATGTGCAAGTACGGAGACTTTTTCCTGTATCTAGACATCGACGACAAATACGGCGTTCAATCTGTTATCGCGCTACCATCACCAGAAATTGAAAGACTTGAGGGCCAAGACACCACTAATCCTAACTATCTTCAATATCAATGGAACTCTGCAGGAGTCACTTTTGAAAACTGGCAGATTGCACACTTCCGCGTGCTTGGCAACGATAAGTATGCTCCATACGGAACATCTATTTTAGAGCCCGCCCGACGCATCTGGCGCCAGCTAACGTTGATGGAGGATGCCATGATGGCTTATCGCGTCGTACGCTCCTCAGAGCGTCGTGTGTTCAAGATTGATGTTGGTGCTGTGCCTCCACAAGATGTAGAGCAATACATGCAGAAGATCGTTACTCAGTTAAAAAGAAATTCAGTAGTTGATGCCAGCACGGGTCGAGTTGATTTAAGGTATAACCCAATGTCAATCGAGGAAGATTACTTCATTCCCACGCGCGCCGGCTCGGCAACAGATATTCAAACACTGGCCGGCGCCACCAACATTACGGCAATCGACGACGTTAAATATCTTCGAGACAAGTTATTTTCTGCTCTGAAGGTACCTCAATCCTACCTTACAA